CACCGAGTTCGCCCCTTTCGTTAGGAACTTGGGCGGTGGGCCCTTGACGCCGTAGCGCCAGCCCTCGTGTATGTGCGCTGCGTATTCATGCTCATACCCGGAGCTGCAGCTAACCGCGGTGTCATGGCGGCGTGGTGGGTCTACATACCCGGAGCTGGCCAGCTGACCCGTGTTGACCGGGACGTGCGACCGAGAGGCAGCGAGGGCACCCCTAGCGGCAGCCTCGACGTCAGCCTGGGCCTCATCTAGGACCTGGTCTGAGAGCTCCTTGAGCTTACGGAGGAACTCCTTGTCACCTTTAATCTTCGTCTTCATTAGGACACCGCCGTCGTGGTGAGGGCGCCATTGTTGCCTACTGTGATTCTGTACCTCGAGCCATCCGGGGCGCGGAGAATCACGCCGTTCAGGTCGAGCACCCCGGTATTGGGTAGCGAGATGATTGCCCCCTCGCCGATGCTGGCCGCGTATTCACATTCAACGTCGAAGCTAAACTTGGGGCGGCCGTTCGCGTCGGGGCCAATGTAGGTGGGCGCGGCGCTACTCGGGGCGCAGTATAGGTAAATCTCTTGATTGGGGTGCGTGAGGGCCGTGAACATCACCTTGGCCAGGGCTAGGGTATCCGCATAGCGACCCCGCTCACCCCGGATGAGCACCTGGACCGTGTTGCGGTAGGTGACGTCACCGCTAACTGCCTCACCGATGACCCCGTCGCGGTCACCCGTCGTGAACTGGACCATCACGTAACGGTCGGGGACATCGATTGGAGACTGGCCTGCGAATAAGTCGACGCCCAGGGTGACGCTAGTCTGGGCACCCAGAATGGTTGCAATGTCTAGTTCGACGTCTCTCATAAATGAAATCACCGATGTAGCGGCTACGCGTATCTGACTGGTGGCGTTGCCCGCCGTGGCCCCAATCGCCCCGATGATGCCCGCGCCCGGGTCGTACGTACTGGCCGGGAATGAGCTGGTCGCGTTACCCGCCGTGGCTGCAATTGAGCCCGACACCCCGACATACGCCTGGAATGAGCTGGTAGCAGATGAGGCGTTCGCGTTGGTGGCGCCGCTAACCCCTACGTAAGCCTGGAATGAACTGGTCGCGTTGCCTGCCGTGGCCCCGATCGAAGCCGACACCTCACCGGCGACGGTAAATGTACCCGTGATTGAGCTGGTCGCGTTGCCCGCCGTGGCTGCAATTGCCCCGCTGACCCCAACCGTGCCCGACATGCTGGACGTTGCGTTACCCGCCGTGGCTGCAATTGACCCGCTGACCCCGACCGAGCCTGTGATTGAGCTGGTCGCGTTGTCTGCAGTCGCTGCAATTGCCCCGCTGACCCCAACCGAGCCCGGCATGGACGACGTAGCATCGCCCGCCGTGGCTGCAATCGAAGCCGAGATATCCGGGTAGGTGACGGAGCCCGACATCGACGACGTGGCATCACCCGTCGTGGTCGAGATGAACCCGTGCCGGTAATTCGGGTCGGCGATGCCCAGGTTATCAGCCCAGGCGTTAGTCCAGGCCTTGTAACCGGTCTCGTTGGGGTGCGGGTCTGAGGTAACCGCGTAGGCCGCGGCATTCTGATAGAACAGGTAGAACAGGTCGGGCCCGGCGCGCACCCCGAGATTGCTGACTACCCAGTCCACGCCGTTGTCATTCAGGTAGCGCAGGCCGCACGTGTCGTAATTGCCGCCGCCATAGCCCGCGGCGCCGGTGTAGGTAGTCCTGGCGATGATGGGCGTCTTGCCCGCCGCGTTGATTGCGTTGACCACCGTGGTCATGTCGGTGCGCCACTGGCTGAGCTGGCCGGGCATGCTAGCCCCGTCATTCATGCCAAGGTTTATGCACCAATACTTCACATCAGGATACAGGGCGAGTGCACTCGCGATGTTGGTGGCCCAGTAGCTTGCCCCCTGGCCGGTGACGCCCACGTTCAACTGCAGCGGGTAGTGACCGGGGCGATTCGCCTCAACGTTCTCTTGGAAGCTCGGCAGCAACCCGCCGCCAAAGTAGAAGTGCCGCCTGAGGGCCCCGTCAGTAATCGAGTCGCCGAGGAAGGCGAACGTGTCGGGTGTACCGTGCGACGCATCCCAGATGTTGAGTTCATCGAGCTGGCCGCCACTACACGTATCGACGAGGAGCTTGACCCAACTGTAGCCAGTGAAGCTGAACTTGTGCTCGCGGGCGTAGGCCCCGTTACCGGTGACGGTGACTACAGTGGTCCAGGTGCCATCCGTGCCGTTCGTCGAGTCATTGCTAACCTGCAGCCGGTAAGCCTGGATTACACTCGAGAGGTAGCTACCGCCGCTGGCGTTGTCGTTTGAGAGCCCGACGAGAACTTGGCTAGCGCCGGCCCCCACGTTGACCGCCACCCACGAACCCGCCGTACACGACCAGGCACCTGCCGACGTGCCATCGACGTAACCGTAGTAGCCGTCGCCCATCTGGGCGGGCGTACCCGTGCCGTAATATGTCTTGCCCCTCGAGATGAGCGGCATGAGGCCGGACCAATCGAGCGGCCCAGTATTGGACACCGTGCCCGACATGCTGGACGTTGCGTTGCCTGCGGTCGCTGCAACTGCCCCGCTGACCCCGACCGAGCCCGACATGGACGACGTAGCATCGCCTGCGGTCGCTGCAATTGCCCCGCTGACCCCGACCGAGCCCGACATGCTGGACGTAGCGTTACCAGCGGTCGCTGCGATCGAGGCCGATACTTCACCGGTACCACTATCAAACGTTGCGGCAAACGAGCTGGTCGCGTTACCCGCCGTGGCTGCAATCGAGGCGCTGAGCCCGACCGAGCCCGACATGCTGGACGTAGCGTTACCCGCCGTAGCCTGGACTACCGCCTCGACAACAGGCGCGCCTACAGTGGGGCCAGTGACGTCAGCCCAGGGGCCCGCACCCGCCGCTACAAGGTCGCCACCCGTCGAGGAATTGGCCAGCTTGGTTGCATCCGAGGCCAATCGCCAATCGCCGAACAGGCCGGTGGTACGGACCGGAGTAGCCGAGCCACGCTCGGCCTCAATCTCGGCGTCACTGAGCACCCCGTCCCACTGGCGGATGAGGGCCATGTCAGCGGTGGGGAAGTAGGTGCTCGCCGTGCCACCGAACCACGCCCGGTAATTGGCACCCTGGGCGGGGCACGTGCCGCTCGCGTGACTAACTGAGGTAGTCTCATCGCCGAGTGAGATGGTGGCGGTGGTCGCGTTGATTCGGAGCGCGACGAAGTACCACTTGTTATTGGTGAGGGCCGAGCCAACCGTCGCGATGTTGGAGAAACCGTTACCGTTGATGACCGACGCGATGCCCGAGTTCGCGCCGACCATGAGGTCAGTACCTGCAGAGTCAGCGTCGTACCAGATTGACGGGTCAACCGCACCCGACTGTGGCCGCACCCAGAAGCACAACGAGTAGCTCGCGGGGCTGGCGGGCTCTACCGCGTCATCGTGGCGCAGGGCATCGGCCGCCGCGTTGAACTGAACGGCCCCAACCGAGGAGCCTGCACCGTAGGGGCGTAGCGTATAAGCGAGCGCCGAGCCGGTAGCATCGCCGGCCCTGGCCGTAACGTTGCCCTCAACTACGCCATCCCATGCGCCCTGGCCGAGCCTCAGCGGTAACAGCATTGTGGGCTACCTCCGTTACTCGACCGAGAAGATTATTTGCCAGCCGCTATTGCCCGCCGCTGACTGCGTAATCTGGGTGCAGCGCATGCCCTGGTTCTGCCTGAGCACCAGGCCTCGATTGCCTTCATTGAGGGGTGGCAGGATGAGCTCGCGGCCGCCCATGGCCATGGCCACATAGTTACCCGTGTTGGTCTCTTCTGAGTGAATCGAGTAATTCCAATACACGTAGTCGACGGTGGCCCCGCCAGTGGGCTTGCTACGCACCGTGATGTCCGCATCCAGGGCCGCATAGGAGGAGTCGGGGCGCCAAGGCGTCAACGTGGAGCCGCCCGTCCCCACCGCGGTGGTCTTGTCGAGCGACCAGGCAAATGCCACGCCGGTAACGGCGGTGGTCGTGCTGGGAATCTGGCGAACGCTGAGAACCCGGACGACTAGCGAGGCGTCAGCATTGAACAGGTCCCAGTGCACCGTGTTGGCCGTGTTGACGTGAACCTGTTCAGGAATGTTTATGCAATAGATTGGGTTCGACCCGACGAGCTGGCCCGAGGGGTGTGCAGGCATGACTACCTGATACTCGACACCCGAAAGGCTTTGCGTGGCAATCGAGGTGCCCGAACCTGGGGTCACGGCGCAGCTGTCATTGGCTACTGGCATGGCGGCCCCCTATGTCTAGACGTTGCCGGCAGTGATTGTGGAGCTGGTGAGATGAACCACGCCGCCCGAGACGACTGAGGTCGTATTGATGGTCATGTCCGTGCCGCTGGTGCCGACCGTGCCCTGGACCACGGCCGTGCCGCCCGACGTGCAGATTCGGAAGAACGAAGCCGTGCCCGTCGCATCCGCGCTGGAGTCGTCGGTCACCGCGTTCAGGGTGAGCACGCCGCCCGAGGCGGCCGCCGCGAAGGTCGCCGAGCAGGGGAGCGTGGCGAGCAGCGTCTGGGACGTAATCGCCGTGCCCACGTCGGCCGGGGCAGTACCAGCGTAGATGCGGATAAGGCCAGACGAGCCTACCGCCGTGGTGATTGCGTCCATGTATGCATTGCGGATTGCAGTTGAGAATGAGAGCGCCATGATGGTTATTCCTTACGTGTGAAGTTAGAAGCTAATTGCTACAAGGTCGAGCTGCCCAGAGTCGAGGTCGTAATGCCTATCAACGCGCACAGGCCTGAATGATTCATTGCGATTGGTGTAGTCGGCGCCGGGCGGCCAAATGCAGTCACTCGTTGAGACCGAGGCCAGTGTGTAGATGACACCTGAGGCCGCTACATCGTAGCCATTCTGGTCCTTGTACGTGCGGCTCGAGGGCTCATAGCGGCAGGGGTAGGCCACCGGGTCACCGAACGTGTCATCACCCCGGTTACTCGTCGAGGTGAGGTGCGCAACGTAGAAGGTCTGGCGCATTAGGCTAATCATTAGTGCCAAGCCTTTCGATAGCGGGTGAGCAGGTCGCGAGCGCTGACCGGGATTGCGCGCTTATCTGTGTACGTAAATGAGCCCACACCGAGCGAAGTGGAAGCTATGTCTCCATCACGGCCGAGGCGCCGATACATGGCGACTGCAGTCTCAACGGCCGCCTGCTCGATGTCCTCGGGGAGATTCACCGTGGGGTACGTGCCTGGTGAGACTGCATTCTGGCCCGGGGTGATGTACCCGGCGCTAAAGGTAACGACGATAGAGCCCGTGTTGTAGGGCAGGACGGTGGGCGAGATTGACCCGACACTGAAGCCGGCGACACCTGAGGTGAGCTGCTGGTCGACCGTCAACCGGCCCTTGAGTGAGTTGTCAATGCGGTAGGTCGTGGGCGAAAGGGCCACACCGTCAACCGTAATCGAGGTAATCGCAGTCACGATGCCCGCGCGCAGGAAGATGTACGGGTGACTGGGCACGACTGACTCGACGAGGGCGGCCTGGTAATGAAGGTCGGTATGACAGTATTTGGCGATGGCCCTCGAGGAGGCCGTAATCAGCCTGGGGAGCGCAGCCGTGTCGCTGGCTACCCCAAGGGCGCTGGCTAACGTGGCGGCTGTCGTGAGGTCAAATATCGAAGCCATCGGGCATCTCCACGTTAAGTAAGGGGGCTAAGCGGCTTACAAGGCCAGCCTAGCCCCCGGAGTCAGCTAACTATTACCAGCCTGCCGCTACGCAGCCGTCGATGGACGCGGCCGACTTGTCGAAGGCAAGCTTGACGTCCATGCCGAGGCGGCCGTACACTGTGGTCGTACCAGCAACCAGGTCATTGCCCTGGATACCCGAGCCGACTTCGTTCACCGCGACACCCAGCATGATGGTCGAGGCGCAGCCGAAGAAGACGCTGGTCGACAGAGCCGAGGTCACGTGCACCGGGAAGCCGAGCAGCGTGGGCTGGGGGGTATGCAGCGTGGGGAACGCGAGGCCGCCGTTGGTGTCCGACTTGCCAAGGAGCGAGTAGAAGATGGTCGGGGACATCGCCCAGAAGCCGCTCTTCATCGTGGGCTCGTTGACGTTGTTGCGCACGAGCTTCACAGCCGCCGCGAGGTCAGAGCGAATGGTGCCGTTGGTGGCCGAGCCGGTCGCGTTGTTCGTGTTGTCCGCGTGGATGAGCGACATCAGGCCGGTGGGCTGGCTGTTCGCACCCGTGCCGACAAACGCCTTCGCGTCGAACTCAGCGGTGAGCGCGTTCTGGACGTCCTGCGCAACGGCCGAGGCAACGTCGGGGCTCGACTTCAGCGCCTGGTTGCTAATCTGCAGGTAGCCCGCGACATTGTAGGAACCAAGGACCAGCGCGGCAGTCGTGGCCGAGCTCGCCGAAGGAGCAGCCGCCTCAGCACCCCAGGCCAGAGTCACACCCGCGGTCATCTTGCCGAGGGAGAGGCTGTTGGCGTACGTGAAGAGCTTCGCACCAGCCGCCATGAGGACCGAACCCTCACGGAGCGGGATGATAATCTCATCCGCAACCGGAACCGGGACCAGCTCAGCGCCGCTAGTCGCAGTGCCACCGAGAAGACCGGCCTTCTGGTTAATCTCGGCAACCTCGGCCCGGGTAAGGCGCGAGTCGAGACCAGCATACTGGTCAACGTAGG